GCGGACATGTCACGTGCGAAGGCACTGAAAGGTCTGTTCCGTATGTCGACTCCGTACCTTGCGATGAAGAACATCCCGATGCTTGCAATCAATCACACTTATAAAGAGATTGGTCTGTTTCCAAAAGATGTAGTTAGTGGTGGTACTGGTATCTATTACTCTGCCGACAACATCTGGATTATCGGTCGTAGACAGAATAAGACTGGTACCGAAGTGACTGGTTATGATTTTGTTATCAAGGTTGAGAAGTCTCGATTTGTGAAAGAGCAGTCTAAGATTCCAATCTCAGTATCTTGGGATGGTGGTGTTGAGAAGAACTCTGGTCTCCTTGAAGTTGCATTGGCTGGTGGGTATGTTATCAAACCAAGTAATGGTTGGTACTCTCGTTGTCACGGCACCGAAGCAGAAGATAAGAAGTTCCGTACCAAGGATACTTTGTCCAATGAGTTCTGGGCACCTATTTTCGAAACAAGTGATTTCGCTACATTCCTTCAGCAGACTTATCAGATAGGATACAAGAGTGATATCAATCCCGAAACCTTCGTTGAGGAAGCCATAGCATGAAAGAATTAGATTTAGATAAACCGTCCGAGAATTTGGACTATAAGTTAGTGCCTGTTGTCATTGAGGATGTTGATGGGTGGAACGTAGATTTACTACGTGCACCCTACAATGATGTAACTATCCGTTATAATAATGTTCGCATTAATGGTGATGATCAAAATATAACTTTTAACTTCGATGTTGTTGACACAGAAGACCCAACAGTGTATAATGTAGACAATGTTGACCTACAAGGGTTTGTGGGTGAAGTACTAGGTGATATTTTAGAAGCAGCCATTGAGACTGGTTCAATACAGAAAAAGGATTCAAATGACGGACATCAATCTACAACAGACGATTCTACGGAATCTACTGACTAACGATTCGTATATGAGGAAGGTCGCCCCCTTCCTCTCCCCCGAATACTTCGAAGGTACTTACAAAAGTATCTTCAAAGAGTTCACCGCATATATTGCCAAGTATAACAACCTACCCTCTAAAGAAGCACTCAAGATTGAGATTGATTCTGAAGACCGTATGTCAGACGAACACTATCGTCACACGATGGACATACTCCCAGATATCTTTAAGTATGCCGAAGAAGACCTATCGTGGTTGGTAGAACGCACTGAGAAGTGGTGTCAAGACCGTGCGGTGTTCAATGCAGTGATGGAGTCCATCTCTATCATCGATGGTAAACACCAAGAACTATCCAAGAACGCAATCCCTGATGTATTGTCGAAGGCACTGTCCGTATCTTTTGACACTAACATTGGTCATGACTATCTGGAGAACATCGATGCACGATGGGACTTCTACCACATGGATGAAGAACGTCTACCGTTTGACCTAGACTACTTCAACCGTATCACCAAAGGTGGTTTGCCTAACAAGACTCTGAATATTGCACTTGCTGGTACAGGTGTTGGTAAATCTCTGTTTATGTGTCATGCGGCAGCTGCGGCATTGAGTCAAAATAAGAATGTTCTCTATATTACTATGGAGATGTCCGAAGAACGTATCGCAGAACGTATCGATGCGAATCTACTGAACGTGCCTATTGACCAGTTGGAACATCTCAGTAAAGACATGTTTTCAAATCGTGTTAAGAAGGTCGCAGATAAAACTACGGGTAAACTTATCATTAAGGAATACCCGACTGGTAGTGCCCACTCAAGTCACTTCCGTGCGCTTCTAAACGAGTTAAAGTTGAAGAAGAAGTTCTTACCTGATATCATCTTTATCGATTACCTGAATATCTGTGCGTCGTCTAGGATGAAGTCAATGGGCGGTGCTATCAACTCCTATACATATATCAAGTCTATCGCAGAAGAGTTGCGCGGTCTCGCTGTCGAGTTCGATGTTCCGGTAGTATCTGCAACTCAGACTACACGTTCTGGTTATAGTAATGACGATGTGGGACTAGAGGATACGTCTGAGTCGTTTGGGTTGCCTGCTACTGCGGATCTGATGTTTGCCTTGATTAGTAATGATGAACTGAATGCAAACGGACAGATATTAGTGAAACAGTTGAAGAATCGATACAACGATCCCGGCATGAATCAAAGATTCGTCGTGGGTATCGACCGAAGTAAGATGCGGTTGTTCGATGTAGACCAAAACGATTCACCACTAAATAAAGAAGTAGATGATGGACCAGTATTTGATAAATCTAACTCCGGTCAAAGAATGTCTTCTGAAAAGATGAACTTTGATGGTTTCACACTATAAGGAGTCCTTAATGGATCCAGTAACGCAGACATTTTTCACTATTGCACTAATGTTCATTGCTACTATTGTGGGTAAGAAAATGGGAAGACAAGAGGGAATTAATGCAGCAGTTTCCTATTTGATAGAAATGGGTGCTTGCACCGAAGATGATTTGAAGAAAGCAAATGAAAGATTTATGGATGGAGATGACATCTAGTCATGACTGAGGTAGTTATTCGTAATAAAGAGTTGTTAGAGACTCTAAACAGTTTCTCAGATGAGATGCTGTCTAAACCGTCGTACAACGACGAAAAGTATTGGACTTACCACGAACGCAAGGATGTAGACTTGGGGTCGTACTACACGTCTCGTGAGTATCTTGACGACTGTTTGTCTAGATACCCTGAGTTAGTAGGCCCACCAGATAGATACTTTGCGCAACCGATTGCTAAAATGGTTCGTGGAGATAAAGAACTCTGGGGAGACTTTATGCAGAAGGTGAAGTACGACTTCGCCGCAGAACTTGGTGCGCACACCTCCGCATTACTCTCCTATTATCCGCCAGGCGGATTTGTTGGATGGCATACTAACTATGATGCTAACGCATATCAAGTCTTATTCACGTGGTCAGAGACCGGAGACGGGTACTTTGAGTACTACGATAAGAAGACAGATGAGATTGTAAAGATTAAGGATGTTGCCGGTTGGCAATGTCGTCATTATTATTTCGGTGCAGGTCATGAAGAAGACCTACACTGTTGGCACGCTGCGTATGCAGGCTGTCAGCGCATTACCCTCGCATATAAATTTGTGAATAATGGTAGTGTGGATAATCCCGAAGATGCGCAAGCAAGACAGATGCGTGATATGTTAATTGATGAAATTGAGAGTGAAGAATGAAAAATAATGATATTGTGACAGTAGTTACGGTGAGTGGTGAGTATGTAGGTCGTCTTGACGGCATGAATAGTGATGGTACAGTGACCCTTAATGATCCTCGTATGTTGATCAATGGCGACCAAGGAATTGGTTTTGCTCGTGGTGTATGTATGACTAGTGAAGAAAATCCAGATAAGGTTTCCTTTCAACAATACGTACTATGTACCAAAACAAACAATGCGTTTTCGGATGCATGGACAGAAGCGACAAGTGGAGTAAGATTAGTATGATAGGTCCGGAAGATAAAAAGAAAGTCGCAGATGCGATTAGAGAGATGTCTGACAGTATGTTACGCATCGACGCAGAGAAAGAGTTGATGAAGGACATCGTCGATGTCACTAACGAGAAGTACGGTGTTGATAAGAAGCACTTCCGTAAACTTTCGAACATATATCATAAACAAAACATGGAAGAGTCTCGCACAGAGGCTAATGAAGTTTATGAGTTGTACGAGGAACTGTTTCAATAATGCTTTTAACTGCCGGTTGCAGTTTCGTCTGGGGAGACGAACTGAAAGGATTTGATGATAATCCACCCACCCATTGGCCACTAACCTTTACTCATCTTCTTGCTGATAAACTTGGGATTGAGTATTCGAATCGTGGTTTCTGTGGTGCTTGTAATGATAAGATTTTTCGTGAGGTCACAGATTTTTTACATAATCACCCCAATAAAGATAAGGTGACTCACTTGGTGGTGATGTGGTCTGCGTGGCAACGGAAAGAGGTTGTCGAACATATGCCGGACGCTCGTGAGGTGAAGATTGGTCGACAAGATGATGTCACGCAGTTTTCTCAATTACGCACTAATATTATATTCGATAAAAGTAAAAGAATTGCATATGAACACATGTTTCAGAACGCATACGACTCTAGAACAGATATCATGCACACTATCAGTAAGATGAAGTCACTTGAGGTGATATGTGATGCGGCAGGGATACAATTGATTCAGGGAGTATTCCATTCAAGGAATTGGTCTAACATCATGTCTATATTGACAGACCAATGTCCGGATGACGCTTCTAAAAAAATTAAAGAGAAGAGTTTACATATAGATGCTACCCCACATTACAAAAAATGGTTGTTAAACTCTATAGGTACATTGAAAAATACAAGTCGTGTTGGTTTGGGTAAAGGTAAGGACATGTATACTATTTGTAAAGAATATGATGATATGAAAAAGTTTGGTCACCCAGGTGAGAAAACACAAGTGGTCTTCGCAGATTCTTTGCATGAGATTTTTGTAAAGTCAAGTCAGAAAGATGTATAAATAAACTGTAGTCACAACTTATATTTGGAGAATAATATGGAATATACATTTGCAGGAATATTTTTTACTTTACTGGTAGTTTGGGTATTAATAAAAAATGAGAAAAATGAGGACAATTCTGGAGGAGGAGTAACGACTCCACCAGTAAGTGGACCATCACGTAATGATCAAAGGAAGGTCTTTGCTAAAATGACTGTTCCTGAATTAAAAAGTTATGTTAAAGAGAACAAAAACAAATTAGGTGAGTCAAAGGGTCGTATGCCAACTAAGAAGGCAGAACTTATTGAAGCCTCCCTAGAGATCTGGGAAAAGTAGAATGAAAACGTTCAAGACCTTTCTAAACGAGGGTGTTAACGATCCAGCAATCTTCAAGGCAATCTTCCTTGCAGGCGGACCGGGTTCTGGTAAGTCATTCATTGTCGGTAAGACAGGTCTGACTTCTATGGGTTACAAGGTTGTTAACTCCGATGACGCATTCGAGAATGCCATGAAGAAGGCGGGAATGGAAATGTCTCCGGACAACATCTTTTCCGTGAAAGGTCAAGAAATCCGTGGTAAGGCAAAGAACCTTACTGGGGTAAAGCAGGCGATGTACATCAAAGGTCGTCTAGGTTTGGTTATCGATGGTACTGGTAAAGACCCAGAGAAGATTGCCAACCAAGCTAAAGAACTAAAGAAACTAGGTTACGATGTCGCAATGATTTTCGTAAACACCGACGTGGAAACTGCTGTCAAACGTGACGCAGCACGTGAACGTACTATTGGTGCAGAAGAAGCAACCAAGTACTGGAAACTAGTACAACGCAATATCGGTAAGTTCCAGACGATGTTCGGTAAGAAGAACTTCTTAGTCGTGGATAACTCTGAAGGTAAGGATTATAAATCAGAGACCTTACGTGCATACCGTGACGCAACCAAATTCACTCAGGCACCAGTAGATAACTCTAAAGCCAAGAAGTGGATTAAGTCAGAAAAATCTAAAAAGTAATTGACATAAGTAACTCATTGTAGTATAATGTTCCCATAATTTGAGGAGTTATACAATGAGTTACCAGTCAAATCTTGCCAAAGAATATGCCCTCCTTCTTTCAAAGGTGGGTTCTAATCCAAGTACAAAACAAAAGAAAGAGTTAGATAAACTTCTAAAACTCTTGCGAAAAACTGTATGATACGTTTATCAATCTCAGTTGCTCTGCTTGGGTTCATAGGATATATTACACTTGCACATGCCGAAACACCACGGATGCAAGATAACGACGAAGTTGAGTGTTTGGCTTTGAATATATATCATGAGGCAAGAAGCGAAAGTCTCGCTGGTCAGTACGCAGTTGCGGATGTTACTCTCAACCGTGTACAAGACCGACGTTACCCATCGACTATCTGTGGAGTAGTTAAACAGGCAGTACTGAGTCAATGGGGACTTGATAGAGGACTAGAGATACCAAGGCGCAATATGTGTCAGTTTAGTTGGTATTGTGATGGTCTTGCAGATGAACCGTTAGAAACATACTCGTGGTTACGTGCAAAGGATGTTGCAAGGGATATGATGTTCTTCCGTAAGTACAATGGTATAACAGAGGGGTCTACTCATTATCATGCCAATTATGTAAATCCTTCGTGGAGTACTCACGAAAGGATGAGGATGATAGGTAGAATAGGTGACCATATCTTTTATAAAGAGGACTAAAGATGCCAGTCGAATACGAATCTCTTACAACAGGATTGTTCCCAGAAGATGCAGAGGTAAATAATGCATATATACTGTACGATCACACAGGTGGACTTATATGTGTATATGGTGATGCCGATGATGCGATTGAAAGAGCAGTTGATGAAGTTACAAAAGATTATCAGTATGATCAGGTTTATGTTGATGCGTTTGATTGGGCAATCACAGTTTCTAGTGCAATCGGTGAAGTCACAATCTTAGTAGAGAAAATTTATTAATGTCCCGTTCGTCTAGAGGCCTAGGACACCGCCCTTTCACGGCGGTAACAGGGGTTCGACTCCCCTACGGGACGCCATTTTTAATTTAGTATTCCACTTTTGTATAAATAGAATAAACAAACGTACATTGAGAAAATATTATGACTAATGATACAGAATCCCCGAACGTCAATAGTGGTGAACAGAACGTTCCGGAGAATTTAGCAGAACAGAGTGGATTACCTAATATGTCAAGCACAAAACCATTTACAGTACAAACCGATTTGATTGTCGAAGGTGATGTGTATGCAAACGCATTCATCGGTGACGGTTCACAACTCACCGGAATCTCTGGTGGTGGTGGTGGACTAGACTCTGCCGCAGTCACACTACTAGTAGATTCCGACTATGTTGCGGCACGAGCGCCTGCTGGCGGTGGTGGTTTAGATTCTGCTGGTGTACAATTGCTTATTGATGCAGAAGTTCAAGATCCTACAACACTCACTCTTGGCGCAAGTTCTAATGCTGGTATTGGTATTGGTAGCGGTGTCGTTACAAATGGTCTGTCCGGCG